TTCCAGCTGAAATGTTAGGTGCCGTTGAGAAGTCTACAAGTGCGAAACCTATCACGCTTCAGCCTGGTGAAGATATTGCTGCAGCTAAAGCTCGTATTAAGAAAGCATATGAAGAGGGTAAGTAATGTCTATAACTACTTCTAGCGGTGAACGTTATGATTCATTAGAGAATTTCATGGGGAATTCTCCTTCAGAATATATTGCTGAGGGGTTTAATGCTTTATATGGATACACTAAATCTGATAAACCTAAACCTCCAGTCGGACCTGTTAATGCACCTACTCCGAAAGGAGATTGGGAAAGTGAAGTGTTAACTGATTTACCTCCTCAAGGATATATGGTACCTTCAGATACTATGAAAGATTATAAAAAGTATATTGAGGATAAACGTAATGATCAGCAGATTTTAGATACTTTTAAAATACCTTCACCAGGAGAAAAAGGTAGAGTTATAAGACCTGGAGAGGAAGATTATATACGTTCTAAAGATTTAGGTAAACCAGTTGTATATGCACAGAATGATAATATTCCACCTAACTTAGGAACAACTGTGCCTAATATAGCTGGTGGATTAAGTAAACCTCCTAAGCCAGCCAATGATAATGATAAAAGAAAGAAATTCTAATGCCAGCAGGATATGAAAAAATAAGAGATTCCTTTATTGCTAAAGGAATGTCAACTAAAGCAGCTAAAACTAAAGCAGCTAAAATATGGAATAGTAAACATAAAGGTGCTCAGGCCGTAGGCCGTGGAAGAGCATAACAGACCTTATTTAGAATTTAGACATGAAAAAGCCTCGGCAGCCATGAAAGGCCACCGAGGCTTCTTCTATTCCCGCTAGAGCGTTGGAGCGCCCACTGGAGCGGGGTAGGTTAGTTCAAGGACTCAACGTAAGTCATGAAGTTATCAAGAGCCTGTTTAGAGGTAACCTCATCCAGGATATTGATAACATCAAGAGCTTTCATCTTTTCCTTCTTCAACTCCTTCAACGCTGCTTCAAATCCAGTAGGATCAGCAACATTAGCAGGATCACGGAAGATAATCCCGTAGGGACCCATACCGTAAGACGTCAACCCAGTCTTTTCATCTTTGGTTGGCAGTTGATACTTACCAGATTTGATGACTTCAACAAGGGCTTCAGCCGTTTGCGGAGGATTATCCTCTAGCAAGAAAAACTTCTTGGCTAGAGTAATCCTTCCATCTTCAAAGACGCGATCAACTCGTCGGTTAAGATAAGATCGGAAATCATTCATTGTAGTTTTCTCCTTTCGTTGTGGTCGGTCGATATAATCTTCGGTATCGACTTCGATGACACATTCGTAACAGTCGTAACTCATTGTCTTTCTCCTGAAAGAAAGAGAATAGATGAAAAGTCTGTCAAGGTCACTTCTCATCTATTCTCTATTGCTCATTACTGAGCAGGGGTAGGCAGGGGTTGACCGTTAAGATCGGTCTCATCCTGGTACTCAACCATAACCTGAGGCTTGTTCATCTCAGTATTAGGGTCTGCCTTCACCGGCTTAGTCTGGGTGTTGGCATCGAGCGTGGTAAGCTTCATTTTTGCTTACTCCTTTGTTGGCCCATTGCTGGGCGGTTGTTCCTCTTTCGAGGAATTGGTAGCCCCTAGTCGTGCTAGGAGCATTTTGCATCCGGTGCGCACGACCGCTGGACGCTTATTTTCTTTTAGGTTGTCTAATTCTGTTAGCATGTTTAGATACCACAGCTGTCTTCACTTTGTCAAGTGATCCAGTTCTATGGAATCCAAGATGATCTACCTCTCGGTTATCACCTTTGTGAACTTTACCGGCTTTAGCTGCTTTAGCTCTAGCTCGATTGCGAGCTTCTCGACGTCTGACCTGCGCAGCACTGTCTTCGTATTTAGTTTCTTTAGGATAGTTATGCATTGATGATGGTAATCTTCACCCCCTTCTTATTTATTTTCATTGGAGGACCGCGAAGGAGGAATTTTACCACAATGTCCCCATTATCATTCACGTCTAACCATCTCTTTTTTACTTCATCATCTTTTCGTATAAGTCCCATCGTTCTAGAACGAAAGTAGATTTCTACGAAAGAGAGAATGTGATCATCAGAGATCGACTTCTCCAAAATTCTTGACTCGTATGAGTTGTTGTTTGGTTTCCGCGTCTTCCAAGACTTCTCGGATACGTGGACCTTTGGTACCGGCCTTTGGGCGTTCATGTTGCTTACTCGCCTCCATCCGTTCTAACCGGCTATGTGGATGCTTAAGTGTTCGCACACGGTGCTCCACATATACGAAGGATTGCTTTGAAGTATTCAAAGTAGACAAAGTAGTCTACCATCCACATGATCATTCCACCTAAGATTAGACCTAAAGTGAAATAACCAATCTTTGCTATTTCGTTCATAGGAGTTTGAGTCCTTTGGTCACTAAGTCAACTTGTTCAACGGTATCAGGACCAATTGCGATACACGTTACTGTTGGTTGATGAAAGACAGTTTTACCACTATCTGTTACAGTGTTGTACATTAAACCTTGAGCCTGACAAAGATCAGCCAGATCGTATATTTGTTGCAAGTCTGTTGCTTTGACCACGATCTTTGCTTCTCCTGTGGATAACCAACGATCTACGATTGGATGTCTTGTTTTTACGTCTGCGAGGCAACCGACTGCGGCGTGGGCTACTTGTGCAGCTGTCTTGCCTTTGTTCATTTGAATGTCTTGACGGACTGCAATCACCATTTTGAGTGACATGTTCTGCATCCTTTAACCATTCATCTGGAATTGTACCGATCGCGTATTTAAACTGATACTTGTCTGCCCAACGGGTATCTTTCTTTTTGTAGGCATAAAACAGTATACGCAGGTCTAATTCCGGATGAGTGATCTTAACTGCCCTAAGTTTGATTTTATCTTCAGGTCTTAGGTAACCTTTGGTTTCAACATATAATGGTTCTTGAAGAACTCGGTGAATTTTAAAGTCTGACCAGTAAGTGCCGTAGACGACATAATCAAACTTTTCTGTCTCGTATTCAACATGGATAGATTTTTGTTCTAAATGTTCGAGTGTCTTTTTCTCGAAAGAATTGCGAAGTTGCCCCATCGGCGTTTTGTATTATTGTTAGCACATAGTCGATATTGGGCAACTCATTGTAGTAGTCTTCCGGTTTGGGATGACGCTGAAGAGGATGAATGTGCTTGCACTCCTGCCACGGGTTCAGACATTTGCATCGGCCACGTAACATTATACAGCCCATTATAACATATCCTCCCGTGTTTGTCAAGCTCCGGGACGTCTTTAGGTGCTTTAACTACGTTGGTCAGGTAGACTGGACCTTTGGCGTAGATAAAGGTTCTAAGTTTTGGCCAGCAGACGTAGCGCATTTCATCGTAACTTGCTCTGGTATCAAGCTTCGTGTTTCCATTTGTGAAAGCTTCAGTTCCACATTCGCAATTCGGCGGTTCAGGGAGAGCAATAATCCTTTGATAATCCCGAATTCTTTCTTCAATATGACTGGCTCTGTACTTGTGTTCATGTAATGCTAAATGTCCTAATTCTTTACCAATGCCCAATAGATAGCCTTTATCTTTCACGGTTGTAAGTGAGTCAGTTGCACTCCCGCCAATATAAGCGTCAAGCTGATCAAGATAACCAAACCCGTCGTTCTGCTCAATGGACCCAGTTTTGAGCTTGTCCAGAGCCAGAACGCTAGAAGACTTAACATCGACCACGCAGCCATCAATAACAGCGTCCCGATGACCCACGACCCCACAGCAGACCAATTCATCTTGTTCTCCTTCAACCTTATGTCCAGCGGCTCTAGCTAGCGTTAAGACAAGGGCTTCAAGAATGTGTCCATACATCAACTTTATATGAACCCACGGCGGGAGCGGCGCTGCGAGTTCAGGAGTATGGACACTGTGCCATAAGGCTTTGGGACATCTAGGCCTGAGTTCAGAAAGGCGCAGAGCCCTTCGCGCCTGCCTACCGGTCCCTAGTCGACTGGCGATGTCCCTAGCCAGTATGTTGGCTAGTTCATCCGTCATCCAGTTCGTGTTAACGATCTTGTAAATGTCGGGTATTAGAGTATGTATTGTTTTCAATGTGCTGATTGATTAACTATGAGTCGTAGGAGATATGCAGAAATCTCTGTGAGTTTAACTGCACCTAATCCAACGGCGAGGAGAACGAATGCGGCAGAAATGCCGAATAGTGGGAGAACAAAAATGCTTATAGCATAAAATATACGCAAACGCAACTGTTTTTTAGTTTCAGCTTCCTTTTTTTTCTTTTCTTTTTCAGAGTCAGCTTTTTTGTCAGCTCTGTTCTTCCTTCGTCTCGGTGGACGAGGGTGATTGTTGTATCCCCCGCCTTGTCCCCCAGGAACTATGATGATTGGTTGGTTCATGTCGACAGTCTCCTATGAATGTGGGGGGAGTGGCTGTTAAGCCTCCTCCCCCGCTGCGGCATGTTCTACGCGCGCAGCATCTTAAGGCGGACCCGTGCTCCAAGGTTGTTTAACAGTTATCTCATCTCGCATGTCCAGAGTGATGCCCATTTTCATCTCCTTCCGTTTGAGGAATTTAGCGAGACTTAACGTTCTCGCTACCAATGCCATTTTCGACAGAACTGGGAAACTACCAGCCTGAATACTTCTGACACGCTTCTAGCTCCTAGTGTACGCTAATCTGGCGTGCTTTGGAGTCGCGAGGAAGTTTTATTATGCTAAAGATGAAGGTGAATAGCCGCTAGAATGGCTCCTATGTCATCTCAGGCATCTTTATTTTCTTCCTTTGGTTAAGTCAGCCCGTAAAGGAGGGCCTATCTTTCACGTTTCGTGCCTACACGGTATCTCACATTTAGCTCCCACACCTTTTATACTGCTCCTCTATTCGTAGCAGATGGGGTGGTACAAACGCATCACCGTCACTGATCATGTACATTGGGATCAGCTTTCTTGGCAGACTACTTACGCTACTGGAGCCTCTTATCCCCATCAGCTAGTTCTTCACTTCACTGCGGAGTTAACGGGGTATTGGTACTTTTGCTTTGGTTTTCCTATTCCACCTGAGGAACGTTATTATACACCAAAGTTTGTTTCAGGGCTTGCTTTCCAGTTCATGACATCGTCCAATTACGAAGCATTTAACTAGAGCATTATCCTACAGCAGATCAGTCATAAGCCACGGATGGTTCATCACTCCCACAACATTCAGTTATTCAGACTGAATGACACTTGGTTTCACCCAAGCTCCCTAGATGTTGCTAGATCGAGCCATCTCACATACTAAGTCAGCGATCAGCATTCGCGCTGGTAGGGTTCGAACCTACAATACCTTAACCTTTTAACAGGTCTACTGACTGAGGAGAGCACTTAACATCGTTTCAGCCCTTAGCGCGTGTCCAGGGTTTGAGCAGTCTCCTGCCCCGATGAAAGCTGCACATCCATGTCCACAATATTAAAGCGGACGTTAGTCCACTCCACTTAATGTGGTGGGGATAAATCCTCTTGGTGAAAGGCCTTTTCGGGCACCGTGTCGAGTATGGACTGTTGCTCTTTTAGCATCTTAGGTATCTCATGAAGATGAGATTTCCGAGGGATAACCCTTACTTGTCCGTGCTTGTCTTGTTCATTCATCCATTACTAAGGTGAGTCGTCGACAATCTTTCTGTAATCCATTCACCATGGGACAGTTTTCAGTCGACTGGGATGATCTCCTGTTCATGTTTGAACTTTTATTGCCGATGCTATCTTCCTTACGGTTGCCTAGGGGGGCCAAACTAGCCAGTGTTTGGATCACCACAAACTTGTCCCCGACTTTTTACGCCACAGCGGTTACACACCACTGGCAGGGATCGAACCTGCATGATTAAGACAGCCGTTTCCAAACGGGCAGGGCTAACTGCACAATCGGCCCTGTATCTGTCAAAATCTAGGAAGATTACTAAGACTAGTTACCAGGATCACATTGACTAGAGGCATTCACCGCCTTTCACGTCTATCTGGCTTGTCTTTTGAACACCTGCTGCACGTCCTCACTGTTTGCCATAGCCTGCGGAGAGCAGGCCTTTCCTATTCCCGAATGCAGTTACTTTTTAGCCTCCATCGTACCGCACGGGATACAAGACGGGCGGGATCGCACCCCTACATCACACTCAGATGAGTGCACCCTACTTCAGCCATACATACGCGTGCCGATCTAGGTCTTAATACGTACCCATGGGTTCGGTAGGCCGAGAAATCTTCGCACTCAGCACTACATTGGACAACACTGGACAGCGGGCATCACAACTGGCTGATACCGTGACCGTGATCTGGCTAACATAGTCGTGAAGGTATTCTCGGGATTAGGTAACCACTAGTCGGTGGCTGAATGCTCACCAGTCTTCGCAGTTCCTAAACTGAATTAGTGTAACCCCGGCGTCCTTGTGCGTATAGAGCGCATCCAGCTACAACTACACTCCTTTGCCTAGGACGACTTAGGCTGGCGCCAGTCATCAGGGCCAGTGCATAAAAGCACACAAATACTGCCAGGACTACCGGGGTTACTTCGTTAGAAGATCGTCAATTTATATGAGATCTTCTGAATTTCATTCATGATTGGGTACTCACCCTCATTGATCATGCGAATAGATGGTCTACACTGCCATTTGAAGACTGTCTTGACACGTCTCCGTCTTCCTCTTCCTGCGCTGACCATCTTTTGAATGGCCACCTTTTCACAGACTGAGACTCGTTTGTAATATCTGACATCATCGTGCATTCCTTCCTCCTTTGGAAAACGAAAGGGCACTAACTTTCGCTAATGCCCTTTCGATTTACAGAGGGTTACTTTTACCAACAAGCCACGGTGTTACTGGAGGTCAGTCCAGGTAACTGCGGTAGGCGCGAAGGCAGACCTTGCCACACCAACGGTCTTCCAGACAGGGACATCTTCCCAATCTTTCAGAGCTCGCTTGTCAGCGTCAGTCTTAGCTTCTTCGAACGTGTCAAACTCGTTATATGCGACACGCCACTTTACAGTCTCGTAGGTTTTACTCATGGTACTCTCCTTTGGATCACTGATTGTTACAGTGATATATTCTGGCCTATAGAGTTTATAATAATACTCCATAGTCTCACCAGATTGGGTCAGCTTGACCGATCAACGCCGCAGCCTGCTCTTGACCCGCTTGAGGTAAGGCTTTTAAGGTAGGTTCAACTAAATTGTTTATTTTAATAGCCGACAATCTAATTGCTTTACCTGCCTCGTTGGTGATCGGTTTACGGTAGTCATATACCGTAACCATACACGTGATATCTGAACCATCACCAATCATTCCGATATAAGGAACTTGATCCTTAATCGCAAGGATTGGGTTCATCTTGGTCATTGTTCCACGTATCTTCTTTTCGATAGGACACCGTAGTGTTACGAATGCCCCATCTTGATCCGTTTTCATACGGTTTTGAATGCCTTCTTCTTTTAACTGTTGCCAGATAGTTTTAGATTTATCATCTAAGTAAAGCATAGTTGACCAGTGGCCAAATCTGTCAGGAGCGTGAATGTGACAATATCTACATTTACCGCTTAAATATATTTGTTTAGTAGCCATAAATTAATTTAATTTCGAAACACTAGTGTGTTAATTTCCAGTTCGTGCCGATAGTGTAATCGTTACGATCCTCATCTCGATAGCTTCCTGCTAAAGGACACTTAAGGTGTAACATATTACCAACGTCTTGTAAAGCTTTATCTTGCAGTTCCGCAATTTTTAGTGCAACATCCATGTAATAGTCACATTCAGTTTGCCATTCATCATGAACTAAATTCACTAGAAGCCAGTTGTGGTCTATGTCTTTCCACTCTGGTTTAGCAAACTCTTCTTCGAGATACTTGATCCAAAGAAGAGTTGCCATCTTCATGATAACCGCTTCACCATTTTGTAGATACCCAGACATAGCAAGGTGCCGTCTCTCGCTGATGGTGTCTCCAGGTATCCTAACTTTTCGACCGTCAAGACCATAGAACCACCCTCTCTTGGCATCGGCCGGTATTGTAGACTGTTTAAGAAAAGTGAACCCGGTATATCGCTCCATAATGTTCTGAAGAGCGGCATCCGCTTCTTCAGCTGAACATTCCAATATCTCGGCAAGCTTACCGGATCCCGCTCCCAATAACAAGGCAAAAATGTACCGCTTAGCTGCATCTCTTGATCTACAAACTCTGCCAAGGGTGTTTTTGTTAAGAGAATGTGGGTCACTTTTATTCTCCTTTTTACCTTCAACAAGGGCTTTAGTAAAGGCTGCATCGTCGATGTAATGGGCGAAGATGCGCAGCTGGATTGCCGCAGCATCTACACCGACGAGCAGCCTTTTTCGTGGGGATATAAACAGTGACCGCATTTCAGCGCCCAAGTACCGAACTCTTTTTTGAGTATCTAAATGGTTCGGTATGTTCGCCATGTTTGGCTTCTGATGAGCCATGCGATGGGTCCAGGCGCCGATCCCTTGGAACTGACTGTGGATACGTCCTGTTTCCTTAACGAGGTTGAGCCATTCCGTTAGGGTTCGGCGTCTGGATTCGACGAGAATTCTACGTGCTAGAGTTCTCGCTGCCTCAGGGGCAGTATTCGGTAAAGTATGGAGATTATTTTCATTAATCTTCCAACCATATTTCTTGAATTTCTCTTGCTTTTTTTTAAGAAGATCTATGGCAGACTGGTCTTTGGATTTGTCGCGTTCTAGTTTCCCTAACTCACGCTCAGTGAGAATAGCAGTCTTAGTGCGATCTTCTGGTTTCCAACCAGCCTGCCATAGAAGGTCTACTACTTGCTTAACAGATGATGGGTTGAATTTGATCCATTCACCATGTTCGAATGGTACACCAACTGTTAATTCGCATGTTCTGCTTCTCCAAATTTTGGGAAGAGAATTTTGAGCAATAGTTCCAAACTTCGTAGCTTTAGGTGTAACAATGCTTAGAAGTTTCCAGATAGGTGGAAATTTATTGATTTGTTCATCGAGAATTTCTAACTCTTTTGTGACTTTGTCAAGAAGTTTTTTACATTTTTCTGTATTAAATGCAAATCCATTCCTCTTCATAGCGTTAACTGCACGCCACTGAAATTGATGTTCAGTGAGTATGGATTGCTTCCACCGGGGATCGTTGATTACCTTACGATACTTCAGAAATATCTTCTCGGATATTTCAACGTCCCGCGTGCAATAGGTCACCATTTCTTCGCTCAGCTTAGAGAAGTCGGTGAATGCCAACTTCTCAAAGCCGAACTCAACACCGTAACTTTCAATGCTGTGGCCATCACGCGGATAGTCCACCAATTTTGAAAGTATCAGTGTATCAATCGTGCGATCATCAATATCGTCGAGATTAAGGTTAAGCAAACGCCCAAGATTATCAAAGTCCCAACCAAGTACATTATGGCCAATAAGAATAGGTCTTTGATCCCAGACGGCTTTGAACCTAGCAGCCTCGTTTGCATCCTCAGTAAGATTGCGATAAACATCGACGACTCCTGTGTCCAGGTCTTTCGTTACAATGCACCATATCTTAGTAGGATTGTCAAGAGAGTTTGCCTCAACGTCAATTATTAATCGCATTAAGCAACATACCGTTGTTTCAATTCTTCATAAATAGCACCTTCTTTTTCAATACATATATCCCATCTGCTAGTAGGTTGATTACGCATCCACGTCAAGCTTGTGTTGATCTGCCGTAGCAGGTTCCAAGTCTCTCGGTCTATCGGTCCAATTATCATCTAATACCTCAATCAGTTTATTCTTTTGACAAAAATCAAATGGTTGTACCCAGAGTGGTTGTCCACCAATAGTAAGCAAACGAGAACGTCTACTCTTGTTTACTACCGTCCACATCTGTAAGTCGTATCCTAACATGGACGATTCCTTTTTGGCAAGGAACTTTGTACCTATTGGCAGTGGAGTAAGATAATCTCCATCGCCATCAGTTCCGCCCGTTAATAGGACGAGGTTGGGTTTTTTTGGAGTAATAAGGTTTGTCATTAAGTTTTTTCGATTTGTTATTGGTTGGTTGGAGAACTGTTTGAACAGGTGTAGGCCGGGGATCGGGGGAAAGTAACTTATACGCTTTAGCATGTTGATCACTTTCCAATTGTTGCCGGACCTTTACATACTCTTCCCAGGTCAGTTCTTTACCTACGAGAGTATATCTGGAATTCTTAGTTTCAAGTTCACGATAGCCGAACTGGTTTGGTTCAGCTATATGCTTGATAGAACTTGTGTGCCCCCATTTGTTTTTGAAATCTGGATGGTCTACGTAGAAACCGCAGATGATGTTTCCTTCTGTTGCTAATTGTGTCCAGTTCTTAATGCGACCCTTGTGGGGTTTATCAGCATTGTTATAGACGGTTATCTTTGGCACGACGGTTTTTCTCCCATTTTAACCATTGTTTAGGCTTTCTTGATATTCCGTGTAAGAGAAGGTTGAAAGATTGAAGCAAAGGTCTAGAAGTGGTCCGGTCTTGCTTCCAAACCGGTTTTTTGCAACGTGAACATGAGTGAAAGTTTCTCCATTTTTCACATCACGAAACAGGTTGATACGATTGTTAGCAACTTTAGCAATCATTCGACTGCCTCTAGTTTCACCAAAATCGTTAACATGGCTAGCAACAATTAAACAAAAACCTAGTTCTACAACCATCATTTGTAAACGATTGGACATATAATCTAACGCTATTCGTTCGGAGTCTCCTTCGAGTCCAACACAAGCCATCCCAATGTGGTCCAAAAGAATATACTTGCAGTCACACGAAGTAACGAGAAACCGAATGGTGTCGAGAATAGTATCTGGATTGTCTGACCCATGATGAGTATGAACGAACAGACGCTCATCCCTCCGAGTAACTTTTTCCACAGCTTCGGCGATTGCAATGCGGTCCACACCGCTGTTCGGGAGATGTACAGGCTGCCGTAATTCCAGCCGGGCGATAGCTTTGTAATGATCTTTAGTAGGCTCTTCGAGGAAGATTGATCCGACATTGGCATCTGTCTCCTTAAGCAGGTGATGCTCAAGGTGGTGCATCACTTCAGTCTTTCCAACTCCTTCTAACGCAGTAATCAAATAACTCTCTCCTTGGCGTAAGCCATACAGGGAGTTATTCCATGACTGCCACGGAAAAGGAATAGATGGTGGATCAGGAGTAAACAGACATGCTCGCATTTCTGCGAAGGTGGAGGTTATGGTGTCAAGCATGAACTTCTTTGCTTTCCACCATAACTCTTTGAGTGCAGCAGGATCACCTACCTGCAGAAAGTCATTGGCATCTTTTCGGTGTCCAAGACGCACATGGTAGACTTTACGACTATCAAAGAGCGTCGCGACACGTCTTGCAGCAGCAAGCCCGACGGCGTCCTCATCAAAGCAGAGAAGTATGCGCTCGTATTGGTCAAGCCAGGATCGAGCACTAGTACAATCCCTAACTGCGCTAGAAGCAGAAGAGACGGAGACGACGTGAAAATCCGTCGTAGACGACTGGGGCGTTTGGGTTCCACCAAATCCTCTTCCGTCAAGTAAGGCTTGTCTGAGTGAGATAGCATCTAACTCTCCTTCTGTGATGGTGATGTATTTGGAGGCGCCTGGAGTGAACTTATTCATACCAAACAACCCTGGCTGGACATCACCAGACCAGCGAAAGTCTTTCTTATCTAAGTAGCGATGTTTGACACTGCTATTTGGATAAGGAAAACCAATCGCCAGAGGTTCACCATTAGGTGCTATCTTAGTTTTAACACCATAGAATTCGAAGCTCTCTTTGGTGACTCCACGCCATGGAAGGTACTCGTAAGTGTATTGTGGATCGTTGCTCCTATCACCATTTGGTTTGAAGAATGAATGGCAGGAGAAACAGTAGCCGTGTCCGTCATCCCATTTGCAATACGCATTACTGCTAGAGCAGTTAGGACTGGGACACGGCTTGTGGAGTTCTACTATCTTCGACATTTTTCTTTTGTATAAAATGAGCCGATCCAAAGGGAGGCAGGAGTGATAATATCAGCGGGTTCATAGTCAATGCCATTGATCCGCTGATCAAATAGTGCGCGATTACCCTCCCATATCCAGGCTTGCAGCTGATGAACGAACATCTGGAAAAAGGGTTTAATTTTCTTTCCTCCGTTCGTTTTCCAATGGTCAGGAAACGTGACCAGCTGCCGGGTAGGAATGAGGAGCGTAATACGTCTACGTTCAAACTCTACTCCGTTTTGGACATCTTTGTCAATTGAAATAACTTGGTCCGGAGTGAGTAAATGGATCGTGCCTTTGATCCGGGTAGCCGGGGCAGAAGTCCACGCTGCTGAACGACGTATAGGGTCAGCCCATGAAGGTCGTTGTAAAGCTGTTGAATCTTTCTCCGTTGCCGCAAGAGCAACCAGTCCATCATTCTCCTTCTTACGATAGAGGAGATAATCTTCGTTCGTGAATGCGACACGTTGAGCTTCCTCCTCTACTGGATAGTCGTCGTACATGAATACCCACCAATGCGTCTTGGTGAACAGTTGAGGAAGGTCAGGAGTGTATTTAGAGTTCACCAACGCATCCACATTCCAAACCGTCGACGGCATATCTCTGCCGTTGATCATGTTGCTAAGTTCTCTGAGCATGGGGATTTGTCTCCGGCTGGGAGGGAAAGGGCAGGCGAGCTTTCGCATGGGGGAAATGGGCATGCTACGGCTCGCCTGCTGTCCATCCTCGCAGGGCGAGGGGCGCCCTGTGGTCCAGGTGAGGATGGACTATGCCGAACGAAGATCGATCAAGCAGCTTTGCCTTTCAATTGGATCTTCGTAGCCGGCTTATCGGTGGGAGACTTCACCGTTAGAACGCCCTTTTGGGCGCACAATCGAAGCAGTTCGACAATTAGGTTGGTAGCCAATGTTTCATGCTTACGCACGAGGTAGTTGAGTGACGTTGGTGTATGGCGCAACAAATCATTCGCGGAGATGCCGGTAACTTCGACGAACGTAGGGACTTTATATTCAGCATCTGCCAGAGATTTGGTTGCAGTAGTGGCATCGTTGATAAAACCTTCACGCAACCATCCACCCGTCAGTTCGGCTTTGTCTGCCGCTGAAAGCGTAGGGTTGAAAGTCACATGATGAACCCCGGTTTTTTGGGTAGCCGTAGCAATTTTGGTTGAGGTGGTGCCGGCAGTAGGTGGAACAGAGGTTGCTGTAGTTCCTTTAACACCTTTCTGAAAGGGCTCGGCTTCCCACTTTGCTTTATCTACATCAATCGGCGGACGCTTGGTCATGTTCTCAGGAACGATGCCTTTGCCTTTGCTGTCTTTGGCTTCGTTCCATGTCTGATACCACGTGACCAAGTCTTTGGAAGACTTGACAGACTTCGGCGGATGCATCGAAATGAGTATTTTTGTGCCGATGGCTTTATCCATCTCGGCGGTAATGTTCTTCTTCGGCGCTAAAGAAATCTTGCCACCTTTGGTAGTGGCGCCAGCCTTGTCTTCGGTATAGCCGAGGGGATCGCTCATGTATCCCCACGAGAAATGCTTGCAAGGGCTTTCGGAGCCCTCGAAATTCATCAGGAAACCTTTGCCTTCGTCTCCGCCGCTGGCGAACATCAGACAGATGTCCGATGTTTCAGACGTGGCACCGTCGAGAAACGCAGTGGCTTGATCTTTGTCTTGGAGATAAGATTGGATGCCGTCAGGTTCGAACTTTACCTTAGTGGCAATCTCATCTAGCCGTGGCTTGAGAAGATTGTCAAAACAAATCTTCTCAGGGCTTTCAGGCACGTTCTCGTCTTCATGCTTTTCGTAATCACCAGCCAGAGCAATTACGGCCTGAATGGAAGTCTTGCCTTCGACTTCTGCTTCAAAGATGATGAAGGGTTGTTCAGTTGGGACGACACTGTCGCTGAACCAGTATAAGCAGGTGTTGTCCTTATAGGACTCGGCCATAGCATGGAGGTCAGCCACTTGCTTTTTGTCGTCTTCCCACGGCAGAGCGCCGACCTGATGGACGATGTCGTTATCGACAACAGCTGCCATGCCAAAGGCTTCTCTGTGATCCTTGGTCGCAGCTTCGAAAGCGGTTAACGGAGGGATGTGACCCTTTTTCGAGAACATATACATTTGGTTCGCTCCAATCAGCATTTGCTGAGGTTAACGTCAGGCTGCTTTGGTGCCATTGACAATTGTCAACTTCACCTTAGGCCGAGCCTTGTTGGCCTTCGCTGTGATCAGCTTTTGAGCTGCTCGTTCCGCTCCGCCCAAAGCATTAACCGTTTTTGCTCGCAATTGTGCTAGCAAATACGGATGCAGTGAGCGATATTTGCGTTCTTGATGCAACTCAGGCAAGTTCAATGCTTGCGCTAGGATGCGCAACTTCTCCTTTCGTTGCTTGCTAGACATACGACCTGATGTCCAGTAGCGGTTGGTGATTGAGACGATGGCATCAGCAACATCGGAGTCGTAGCTCCAATGCATCACTTTCCCAGCCACTCTAGCCCTCCAGATAGAGATACGCCACCAAGCGATGCGCAACGGCTTAATGACGAGGTTGAGAATGACGAGTCCCAACAAAACTCCACCCAATATTGAAACTAGGATGGGGTACTGCATAAGGAACTCACGAAGGAAGGCTCCGGCAGCATCAAAGCTGTCCGCAACCTTCTGGGCCGTCCACTCGGTCATTTATCTCCTTTCAAGTTAGAAGGTTTCATTCCACCTACAAGTAAACACGGGGGAGAGATACAACAGGAACGCAACGCCTGTTTCTACACGTTGTCCGAGAACGTGGAGTACCTCTCCCCCTCGCACTGCCCGAGGGAGGAGAACGGGCAGCACTAGCTCTATCTGACGTTACCGTCAAAATCCATTTCAGTTTTCCAAGTGATGCCTCGCTCGGAGTTCATCACTTCAAAGGCTCTTTCTTTAGAGCCATATACTATCGAAAGTTTACGCTTCTCGGTGCGCCAGTCTGTGTATTCCCAGACGAACTGGTTTCCACTGAATTGTAATGCGAGTTGGTAATAATGTTTGATTTCTTTCACAACAATTCGGTAATACTCAATTTCACCTTGTCGTCTTGATCCTTTCCAAATCTCTCTAATCTGGGAAAGAGAAACTTGGTTTTGTGTGTTGCGCTTCTGCTCTTCTATTTTGCGCTCTTCACGCCAATGGGCTTCGACAGAAGCAGGTGTTGGTCCAGTGTTGAAGGGTTTAGCTTCAGAACGTAAGGCGTAACGCCTATGCTTCCCCTTCTTTCTTGGTTTCTTGCGGTTCTTTCCCACTGGGTTCCTCCTTCCCGTAGTCAAGAGCTATGCTGTGACACTTCTTACATTTTGTTTCTGTCCACGAGTCTGTCGTGTAATCATGTGGAGATTTATACCGTTGAGTTGATCCACACTCTTGACAGGTTCTGATCCAGGATTTTGTAGGTGAACTTGCATTGATTGCCTTTGCGCGTTTCCAAGGTCCTCCAACCATGTTTTCCTCCACTATGTGATATAATCTTTTCATTTGATCGTCACTGAGAGAAGACGAAAGAATTTCTATGTCTAGTTTTTTTGCCACATCATGTCTGATCTCTCTGTCCGACCGTAGGTCATTTTCATCGAAAATTTCAAGGATCAACAACATCGGTATCTGTCGCATAGTTTTCCTCCTGTTTGACTATCCCATTATACTAGCCTCTTTCAAGGCTTAAGTCAAATGACTTACAGGGCGTACCAAGTCCTTCCGGCTTTACCGTCCTTAAAATACGAGAAATCCATTCGCTCATAGACGGTAGTATCTTTCATATACCCACCCTGTTCAGCATCCCACCAAGCTATTCGATAGGTTGGCTCATCATCGTCTTTGATGATCTCGACGATTTCTCCTCCAGCATACAAACCCGCGAGTTCTCTCTCTTGAGAGAAAACTCCATCTCCAACCATAGGCTTGGAGAGTTCGGAAATCTCTTGATGATCTTCATCGGAAAGACCATTAAGAATTTCTAAGACGATATCATTTGTCATCTAGAACTTCCTCCCATGAGACACGGTAATGCAATATCGGGGAATGTAAAAGATTAAGCCGTCGACATTCTTTGAGAGCAACTATTTCTGTGGGGTAAGTTCCGAACATTGCTCTTTCCCACTCCAGTTCTCCTTGCCTTCGAAATTCTAAGAACCACCGATATTGCATAATCATGTCGGTTCCCCATGTTTGGTAACAATACATGCCACGAAGGCGCGCTCTGTTGCTCCTGACGCTGTCAGGGTTGGAATGGTCGTGTACAACGGTTCATCATACACAGCTGAATAGACGTGACCAACCCACATTACACGCCTGGATTGGTCTGTTTGCACGACCGTGATAGGAGTAATCACGATCTTTTCGACCTCTACTTCAATGCCTTTTACCTTGACATTATAGGATCGGACCTTCATCGGTATTCTCCTTGGTTGGTGATATCAACCTTCTCCGCGTCCGCGTATGATGGCGTCGCTGATTCTTGGTTCTTCGGTTTTGACGACGGCTTCGCCTTCCGGTTGACTATCCGGCTTAAATACAAAAGCCCGAGGCTGATTGCGCACGCTACTAGGAATGTTCCGAATTGCATCTTTCTTCTCCCATTTATTCATTAGTTCCATCATTACGATGTAAATGATGAAACCTACGTTTGCTGCCAGAGATATGATAAACGCTACGTAGAACCAGATCATGTTAGACCTCCTTTAGAATGCCCCGCCAGCCTCGTAGGAAGCTCACTGGTGCACACTTCCACAACATTCTGGCGAAGTGTGGCGAGAACCTACCAGTGTGCATAGTGGGTTCCAATACAAGTCGTGCTGTCAGAGGCATTGAATGTATGCTCATTGATTTATATCCTTTACTAAGGCGTGTGCAATTCGTTGGACATCTGAGTCACAATTCTTGCGTATTAAATATAATAAATTATATTGAATTTCCTCGAGATGAACTATTTTCTTATTTGCATCTAGACAAGCTTTAGCATAGTCGAATTCTGGTGTGAGACCTTCCATCTATTCCTCCTAAAACATGAGAGAGATTAACTTGGTTGCAATGAGCAAGAATAGTCCTGCCACTGCCACACAAGATAACACGCCTACCACAATCAGTGGTATGATGTAGTAGTTGTATCCATGTTCATGTCCCATCTCTTCCTCCATTTTAAATGCCCCTAGAAGTAGCGTAGGAGCCTCACTGGTGCGAGATATTACAAAAGAGGTAGTTAGATAGCCTATGTGAATAAGTAGGGGACGGGTGCCTTTGGTGCGTTCGGGTGGCTTCTCCGTCCCCTATGCACAGACTTAGACGCGCTCTAAGCCGTGCTATTCTATGAGAATTTTATGTCCGCGTTTAGCTCGGCGGACTTCTCCTGCTTTAAGCGGAGATGGTGGTAAGCTTGATTTGTCCACGGTTAGCGCTTCGTCGACGCTCTTCTTTAACTTGCCTTGTAAGCGCCGCTGTTTCTCTTTTGGCTTCTTCTCGCTCTTTGCGGTATGCTTCGATCGCCGCATCACGTTCCTCCGGGTTAGTGATGTAATACCAAAAGTCTGTCTCCTGATCGTACTGATAACCCTCGCCTCGGAGACGGTAGACAAGGGTAGAGAAAGACTTGACGACTGTTCCTGGTACAGCTTCAATCTTACCAGCGATAGCCTGCTTCCAGCGCTTACGCGCTCCATGTTTATGTGCCATTGTCGTTATCTCCGTTCTTTCCCCTTCTCAGGTTCTCTTCAAAGAATGCAATACGTGCAGCCTTAGCTGCAGCCACACAGCTGTGTGCAACAACATGCCTTACAGTGCTGTCTTTGATGTGATCTTTCAACACACGCTGAATAGCAGCTATCTCATCGACTGTTTCTCCGGCTAGTTTTCGAAGCTTAGCCATCACACAAATCTCCTGATGATAAACATTAGGAAGACCCACTCAGCCACAGCTGAGCAGGCCATGAACACCAATGGGTGTTCGACGATGAGGAGGATCATCCTCCTAGCGGAAGGTCGATCATTAACTGTGCCCAGTCTTCGCGCCATTGTTTTTTATTGCGCTTCCATTCTGGACGTAATCTTTTATAGAATTGTCGGTTACCGTCGCTACCGTACCAACGCTTTTCAGCAGGCTGTATAGTGGCCAGACAAAAACTATAGTGTCTGGCTTCTTTTTTATGACGTTCCCCTTCAATAAAGTCGAGAGCATCTCTCTGATAATAGAAAGGACCAAACACAAGCGTGTGTCCCATTTCATGGGACGCTACTGCAACATAGCCACCAGACATGTTTTCCTCCATTACATGTTGTAGGTTTCCAACAGAAACTTAGGTCGCACATATCTAGCCTTCTCAGCCAAGTGAAACTCAGAGAGAATGTCGTCAACAGTCCAGCGACCACTCGGACCATTGTAAATGTCCACGATGTTGGCGACATCATTGCGATACATCGCTTGCGAGTCTCGTGGTATCTCGTTGTGTCGGATGAACCGACCACGCTGTTCAAGATAACAGCGGTACAGGATATCGACGACGGGATTGTCGATGTTTGGTGATATCCTTGGCTTAGGATTTAGTGTGGTGATTTCCATCTGATCTCCTCCTTTTTCTCAGATGCAACTTCATATTATCCATTATAAAGCATTAGGAGGTTATGTCAAATGAGATTAGGACTATTTTCCCTTAGTTTAAAATAATGCTTGCTTTTTCTCTCAAAATATGATACGCGTAACGCTCTTGTCGCACTGGTTCTGAAGGTCCACTAGCGAACTCTAGGATAAAAGGTTTTAAGAGTCTAGGATAAATACCTAGATATATAATAGAGCGCTTACACAGAAGAGATAGGCGCATATAGAAGAGAACAAATGACGATAACACATACAGTAACATACAGAGGATTTACTCTAGTAAAGACAGCAGCAGATCACAATAATGAAACATTATTCTGGACAGTATCTACCCCTACTACCATTCCAGAACTTAATCAGCAGTGGACAACAGAAGAGATACTTAAACAGAGGATAGATTTATATCTAGAAGCATAATGGACTTAAATATAGAAGGTACAGGAGAAGTCTCTGGTTGGTCTCCACCAATAGGTGAAATCTTTACTCCTGGATTTAGAGCTTTGATGAGTATATTAGATACTGATCAACAGACTGTCAGAGAGTTTATAAATAAATTAGAACATAAAGGATACTGCATTGCTAAATATGAACCAGAAAACTTGACATAACATGTTTAGTCTGTTAACCTTATCGGTCTATTCGTTAGATATTATTAATGATCCAGTTATGTGGGACTGCTCAGCAGTTCATTTCACCAATCAATGTATGTTCTTATATCAGTAATGACAAAGACCCAGAAGCGTATCAGAGCCGTGTTTAAGCGTAGCCTAGTGGATATTCCTTGGAGCACACGACAACACTATAAGCCGGGCCTTTCTCGCGAGCAATTCGTGATAGGAACTTAATCAAAATGCCTCTATCCCTACAAGATATTATCTTCACCATTATAGCTGGTATACTATTATCAGTTATAGTAATAGGATCAGTATACTTAATCCATATTATATTCACGTAAAGGATACTACCAACCATGTTAATGATAGAGTTTATATTAATAGTATGTGCAATAGCTGCACTACCTATGATATTATATGCATCAGTCTTTTGTTTTAATGAATTGAGAAAAGAGCTCGGTTATATACAACCGTATACAACGCAAGACATAAAAAAAGAGGGGGCATTTCTGCCCCCTCATTAGTTCGATGGTAAATAGATTAGGCACGCTTGCTAGCAAGTATCAACTTCTCTCGTGTGCCACCAGCAGCAGGTGCTACCGTCTTCGGTCCCAGCCCTGCGATATCGTCCACCGACTCGGCCTTCATCTTCTCCAGCTTGACGATCCTAGCTCGGAAGTCGGGTTTAGTTTGGAACATGGCTTGCACCGCAACCAGTATGCGCCACGTCGATTGCAGTGCATCGTCATGATCGGCAGTCGAGAGATAGCGTTCATAATTGGCCCATGCCGCTGTAGTCTCGACTGTCGTTGCCATACGTGCAAAGGCGGTAGACGTTTCATCCATCGTCATTGCCGTGGCCTTTTCGTTGATCGGGCTTTGTGGTGTCTGTCCTGTGCCACTGCCGGGAGTCCTCTTGATCTTTGCCTTGCCCACGGCCTTTAGCAGGTCCGACATTGAGCCGCCGTTGATGCCTGCCGTGTATGTGTCCATTCCCAAGAAACGGTTAACGTCAAAGCGTTCGGTTTCCCTGGACACGTTGTCTGTGACGATGATGGGCGCAGCTGACTCCATCAGTTTGGTCTCGTCATCATTCCAGCATTGCTCTTTCACGTCCCAAGTATGAGCAACGTCAAACCGGGCAGTGCAACGAGGCGGCTGTCCTTCAGGTGCCATTTCGTCAACGCTCCACATATGACGGAGTATCATGGTCGCCTTCTTTAATGCCTTAGTCATATCCTGCAATGCTGACTTGCACCGAATGGCTTCCTTCGATGCGGCACCACGTCCTAGATAATCAGGCGAGTGCTTATCGGCAAACCTACCCGAAGGGTTCTCATTCGCAGCCGCATGATATTCCTTGATAAGGGCAGCGAACTTCTTCCCTTCGGTGGACATACAGATAGCTTGGTAATACCAAGAGACTTCGACAAACCCTGACTTGTTTTCGGTAGACTTAACCTTCGATATATCTGGGTTATTGTTGATCTTCTTGCCGTCCTTGTCGGTCTCTTTCGTACCGATTGCCGGCCAAGGGGAATAAGCATTGCCGTCGAACTCCGGTCCCGTCCCTTCAATCATGTTGCATAGCAGAGTGCCGTCATCCGCGAAGCGAACAAAGTCATTCTTCAGTCTGAAGGCAAGCAGAGCCGGCGCAGTACGCCTTGTGTGTTCGCTAATGACAACACGCGACAACACGTCATTGATTTCAGCGTCATTGTTCATGACCATTGCAGCAGCAGCAGCACTAGAACGTATCTCGGTTGGAGAGAGATCAGGCGAAGTATCTTGCTGGTTAGCTTGATTGCTCTCCGCCTCACTCACAGCCGCAAGCACAATGCCTGCGATCTCATGTTCCCATGCGCCATCCTTGATGGAGAACGTTGCGGCAGTGATAGGAACGTTTGCATTCTGCGCCCTGACATGGTTCACGACTTGCGTGATGTACTCAGGTGACAGAGTGCAGACCGCATCACCTTGTTGCAGCACAGGGTCAGCATAGTATGTCTGCGAGTATGCCGCACGAATAGCGTTCTCTAATGCCTTATCGATCATAGCCGGTTGCTCTACCTTGTTAGATACCTTAGCAGTGGCGGGCTTCTTAGTCTTCAGAGTGATTGTCGTAGCCATAACGTAGTCTCCTATGCAGCTTGATTGCTGCTTAGAGCGGCGCACATACCATCGCCGCTCTGTAGCAACTATCAATATAACCATTATAATAGGTTTAATGGTTATGTCGAATAGGTTTAGGGCTATTCGTACCAATTCAGTGTTTCACCTGTTATTGCATGTTCAATGAATGTGCCGTGATACACCTTACCTTGATGGAATGCTGTGATCGGATCAAATAGAACAGGTATTGCAGGCACGGGATATTGAGGACGCTCATTACCTGATTGATAGTTAGTACATATATCGCATTGCTTACCATTACCTAAGCAAGCATTGAGATTAGGCCGCTCTTGTTTCACGATACAATAATACATGGTTATCTCCCTTGATAAGGTTTGCGGTTAAGGTCCAGTATCTCAGGCATTACCCAAGCTACTGTTTTGCAGATACAGATAGTTAGTTGGATGCGTCCTATTCTCAGGAACCGCATTCCTCCTCGCTTGGTATACTTGAATGTCATAGCTTCGCTCCGTTGTGCTTGATTGCACATTCCACACATAGCAAAGCCACTTAAGCAGAGCAATTGTCTGCCAGGTGGCTGTTCATGTTATGTACTGTCGCATATCGTCACACTTAACGCTATAGTTGCACAACATGCAACTTACCGCTATGCTTAAAGTTGCACAACCAGTTACTCTTACATTACAACTTTCAAGAGGCAGTCTATCCTGCCACTAAATAGTATACATTAGTATGTTATAGTATACTTACAGTTGTAAACAGTATAATCAATATGAGAACAATATGTTTATACTGTATCTTATAGTATGTTACAAAAGAATTCATATTAAAAAATGACTCTTCTATACTCTTCTATACAATATGATACAATATGATAACCTCGCGAGATATTGCCTTAGAACGTAGTATATTGCCCTATATAACGACAGTTGGAAAGCTGCCTAAGCTATAATCCTTGACGGGGTATGAGGGGGTGACGGGGGGTGCAAAGGGCCGAATGAATCACCTCTCCAAAATTACTCACAAAATTTTATCATTGCTTAAAAATATCTCACAGAAAAATTATATACAAAAAAATTTATATAAGTCTCCTAATCTTTAAATCTTTCTCATCATAAATTAAATCATATCTTTGAATTGGTGATAATCTCGCATTTTTAGGTGCTATTACCTTCCACCAAATAGTCTTAGGTTTATTAGCTAAATATGCCAATTTAAGGCTGTTTTTCATAGGTGGCTACTACCCTAGCTGGCACTATCTAAACTCTTACCAGGGAGGCTATTAGCACTGCGTAAAGTCATGTTTTTACGGTATTCTCGGTAATTACGTAAAATATCATGAGCACGGCTTAAATTGTACATGTCTTGTGATAATATACCATCTTTCCATTCTAATCTATACATATCTGGATAAGTAGAATCTTGTACTACTTTAATAGGTTTATTCATGAATATCTCTTCTTTCCAATATATTCTTGTTGTGATTGTCTTGATGCATTTCTTTCTCTTTTTATTTTAATATAATCTAATTTAGTTGTTGACATCTGTTTCTTTCTATGATACAATGATTATCAAGCATAGACGTATGCTCTAATCTTTTCTAAAGGAATATATATTTCACATGGTTGATATCTCTCGACAAATAGATTTTTCAAACAATGCTTTGATGAATCTATCTAATACCATAACTGTTACCGCTAATACTTTACTACCTTCTGGAGCGAATGCAAATGTTGTGTTTAATACGCTAACTGGTGCTACAGTTACTTTACCTTCTCCTGCTAAATGTCCAATCGGTACTAGGTTTGATTTCTTCGTAGGAGTGGTTAATACTTCTAATACCTACAAGGTTATTACTGATGCTGCTACTACCTTCTTAGCTGGCGGTGTCTACATGGACAAAGCACTAACAGTCACTCGATATGCAGCAAATGGTAGTACTATTCGTTCTATTAACTTAGCAGGTTCTGCTCAAACTACTGGTGGTGGTACGGTTGGTGACTATTTCAAATGTGTACTTATTTCTCCCACGCAATGGCACATTGAAGGTACTCTTTCCGCGACGGGTACACTTGCTACTCCCTTCGCAACTTCATAAGGAATATCATATAAATGGCTAAAGGTCAAATGAATAAAGATAAAATGAAGAATAAAGCTAAGAAAATGAAAGAAGGTTCTAAAGCTGAAGAAGCTATGGATCGAAAGAGAGGCTACTAATGGACGTAGGTCTCTTATTTTGGTTCTTAATGATTCTAGCAGGAATCTCTCTTATTGGAGGATTTACTGCTTGGAGAGATAGTCCTTTCCTAATAGGCTTTGGATCAGTCGTACAATGGATCCTATTCGCTCTATTAGGTTGGCGTATCTTTGGTCCTATAATTCATTAAATGCTCAATCTTTCAGTTTTGAAAGAGCTGCAAAGAGCAGCTACTTCAATAGAACATAATTTTAACAACAAACTTGATTTAATTTTAACAGAACTTAAATCAATACAAGAAACATTGAAAGAAATAAAATGTCCTTCTGGGACTGGTTAATCAACCTTATTAAATCTTTTCAATCTCCTCCTCGTAAACCCAAACACTTAAAGGCTACACTACACATGTCTACCGCAACACTTACGTGGGTACTCCCCACAACTCGCACTGATGGTTCTTCTCTCGCATCTACAGATATTGCATCTGTCTCTATCTTCGATGTCTCTACTGAAGATCCTTCACATCACATGATTGGTTCCGCTGTCGGACCAGCTACTACCTTCACTACCGATATACTTACCGTTGGCTTTCATAACTTTACCGTCGCTGTCGTAGACACTGCCGGTCATGTTTCAGCCGATAGTAACGTCGCATCTGTTGAAGTTAAGTCTACTTTAGCTGATCCTTCTGCTCCTACTGGACTCACAGCAGTTCTAAACTAAATGTCTTTCGCTTCAGTACAAGCGAAGATCGCTAAAAAGGAAGGCGTCTCACGGAAACGTGCAGGCGCTATCCTAGCTTCTTCTTCTAGAAATGCTAGCGCAGCAGCTAAACGTAAAAATCCTAATCTAAAGAAAGTCAAAGGCTAATGTCTATCGCAGACGTCACAGAATCAAATATACTTAAATTAATTTTCAATGCTACTACTTGGGCTAATGTTGCTATTAACGCTACTGCTTCTCCCATTACCCAGATAGCTGTAGCCCTGCATACTGCAGATCCAGGTGATGCTGGTACTCAATCTACCTCTGAAGCTACTTATACTTCTTACGCACGTGTGAATGTGAATAGGGATACAGGTGGTTGGACGGTTTCCGGGACTAATCCGACTGTTTGTTCTCCAGTTGCAGCTATTACCTTTCCTGCAGGTACCGGTGGATCAGGTACGGTTACTCATTTCTCAGTCGGTAAAACTGGCGGTGGTGCCTCTGATATCTATTGGTCTGGTACAGTAACTCCCAATATCGTCACTGGTAATGGCGTTACTCCTCAATTAACTACTGCTTCTACGATTGCATTAGACTAATGATAGTCGAAGCTGTAGGTGTTTCTGCGTCTTCTTTGAAGCCGGAGAATAAAGAACTCTCACAACGTCGAGAAAAAGCCATGTCTGATGCTATTTTATTAGCTTCTGAACAAGGTATAACAGATTCTAAAGAGATTCATAAATTGATGATTCAAGCATATAGAGAAGTTAAGTAAAATGTTTCCGGCATCTACACAACCATCTTTAGGTGCTGTTTTGTCTCAATTACAGAACTATGCAGCTGGAATTAAACAACAAGCAGCTGCAGCTGTAATTGTTATTCAGTCTAATAACATCAACACTGCTTATGTCTTTTCAATGCTCGATCAGTTGTCTGGAGTTATTACAAATTTAAATGCATATAAGAATGTTGTTGGATTAAATACATATGCAACTGCTAACATCCCTGGTTATGCAGGTACTTTAACCAGTGATATAACATCTGTTGTTAATGCGTCTCAAGCATGTATAGATTGGATTATATCTAACTTTCCTAAGGATACAGGTGGTTTTATTCAAGCAGAGAAACTCAATTCTGATGGTACGCGTATTATGTCGGTATTTACTCCTGCACAAACAGTAGGTCTTCAAACTGTTTTGAATGCACTTGTTGCATCTATAAGTTAGTAGGTCGCCAATGGCGATCTCATTCGTATCTGGACAATTCGCTAACACTACTAGCCCGACCACGGGGACGACAATAGTTGCAGTGTTCCCCAGCGGGATTGCTGCTGGTTCTGTAATCGCTGTCGCTGGTTATTTTGATCCCGCCTCAGCAACGACCGTTACAATCACGACCGACAAAGGGGATACAGCAGTCGATTGTGGTCTCGGAAATGTTTCCAATGCGAACATCGGGACCAAAGCCTTTGTTCAGGGATTTCTAAGTCCCACGACCGGATCGAAAACGATTACGGCTACGTTCAACGGAACTATAGGTTACGCCGATATCGGGATATGGGAGATCGCAGGACTGACCGGCGCTGTGTTCGACAAACACGTCGCCACTAACGATGCCACGAACACTAGCCCGAAAAGCAGCGCATCTACCGGAACCTTATCCGCCTCAGCGGAGGCGGCGGTCGGTTTCGGTGTTGCTGGAAACACATTCACGGCAGCGTCTTCGCCCTGGACGCAGGACACCGTTGATGGGAATGGTGCGTTATTCGCGCATCAGGTTTTGAGCTCCAACGCAGCTATAACGCTGACGGCAACGTGCAATTCCACAGATACCCAGATGTGGTGCGTCACCCTCATGTCGGGTGGTGCAAGTAATGTTGCTTCAGCTAGTGGTACAGGAACAGCTACAGGTATAGGTGCTGCTACAGCAGCCTCAGTAGCAGCGGCAAGCGGTACAGGTTCTTCTTCTGTTGTCGGTAAATCTACTTTTAATGCGGTAGCTTCAGCGACAGGTACTGGTTCTTCAACAGTTGTAGGTACAGGAATCAACGTAGCAGTTGGTTCTTCCACCGGAACTGGCGCTGCAACAGGAATAAGTCTTTCTACAGCTGCTTCAACAGCTTCTGCCACAGGTATTGGCTCTTCTACAGTAATAGGCGCAGCTACATTTAATGCAGTTGCAGCTTCTCAAGGTACGGGTACAGCCTCAGGAATTGGTGCTTCAACAGCTGCTTCGGTAGGTAGTGCACAAGGAACTGGTTCTTCTTCCTTCATAGGAACTGGAATAAATGTAGCTGTAGCTTCAGCCACTGGTGTTGGCAGTTCTTCATTTATCGGTGCAAGTACTGCTGTAGCAGTTGGTTCTGCTTCTGGAACAGGTACAGCCTTAGGAGTTGCTTTTTCTACAGGTTCAGTAGCATCTGCTACAGGCACAGGTACAGCAGACGGTATAGGAGCTTCTGTAGCAGCTTCTTTAGGTTCTGCGAGCGGTATAGGTAGTGCAACAGGTATTGGCGCTAGTGTAGCAGCCTCCGTTGCTTCTGCCACAGGTACAGGCACAGCTTCTTTCACAGGCATGGCTACCTTTAATGGTATAGCCTCTGCTTCAGGTGTTGGTAGTGCAGATGGTACTGGAAATGCTCTATTTAACGCTGTAGCTTCATCTTCGGGTACAGGAACTGCAACAAGTATTGGTGCAGTTACATTTAACGCAGTAGCATCTTCAAGTGGTACTGGCACAGCTTTAGCAATATCTTCAGGAGCGACAACAGCTTTAGCTGAAGCTTCTGGTTTAGGAACTGCAGCTGCAGTAGGATTATCTCTTACTACTATCTCAGCCGTAGGCACTGCTTCTGGATTAGGTAAAGCTTTAGGCATATCTTCGCAATTAGTAGTAGGTGGAAGAACTATTGATAGCGAATACATTCACGCACGTCCCTGGCGTGAAGGAATTAGAAAGCTGGATCACCATTATGCAGCAGTAGCTTTAGGAACACGTGGAGGCATACAAAGTGGAAAATCTCGGCGAGCACGGTAGAATTTTAGGTGCTCTAGGAGCTTCTAAAGGTGGATTTGCCAGAGCAGAAGCCTTATCTTCTAAACAATTATCAAAAATAGCGACGCATGCTATCAACACTAGATGGTCGAAGCGGGCAAGTATGCCTACCCTAAATAGTTTGAAGCGGGCAAGTATAACAAAGTAAAAGTGCGGAAGCGCGCACGTATAGGATAAAATGACTGCTAAACAACTTCTTTTAAGTTCTACTGCTCCTGACGGTAGTATGTATGTAACTCAAACAGATGGTAACGGAACACTCACTCGAGGAGGAACTAAACTCTTTGGTTCTAAAGCTAGAGATGGTTCTAAACATATTACATTCACCGATGGAAATGGAACACTAATTTGACTGCAAAACAATTAAAAGGTGCTTTTGCACCCGATGCTTCTTCTTATGTAACTCTTACTGATGGTGCAGGTAATCTTGCTACTGCCGGTGGAGGAATTACTATAGGTACTTCTACTATTACTGGTGGGGCAACTACTCAAGTTCTATTTAATTTAGGTGGTGTAGTATCTTCTGATGCTGGATTTACTTATGCAGGTTCTTCTGGAGCAGTAACGACTGGGGGTCTTCTCAGGACTTCTTCAGCAGGAGCAGCAGCCACTCCATCTTTATCAATTGGAAATACAACTACTGGTTTATACAGTGTTTCTACTACTGGATTAGGCATTTCAATAAACGGTGTTGATAAATTTAACTATAACGTCTCTAATGCAAATTCTTGGACAGCAACAGGAGCTGATATAATAACAACTCAAAGTTCTAGAGCAGCAACATTTATTGTTTCTTCTGGAGTTAACAGTTATCAATGGACTAACGGCAGTGGTTTTGGAGCTTCAGCAAGCGGTGTATGGAATTTCAGAAATAATGGTAATACTCAAAGTTTTAATTTAGCGACTACAGCAGCTTCGGGACCCATTCAATTTGTAGATGCAGGTTCTTTTTCTGCTAATACTACAGTAGCTACAGTTTTAGGTTCTGTAGGTCCAGCAGGTGCTCATACAACAGTTCAAAAATGGTTAACTATCGTAGATAGTGGTGGTACTACTGGATATATTCCTATTTTTTAAATGTCTAAATTAATTTTAAATAATGTAGTAAGTCAGGGAACTTTAGTTACTGCGGCTAGTACACTGAATAACAATAGTTCTTCTACTGTTACAGCAATAGAAAATACGTTATCTAGGGATGGTACATCTCCTAATTATATGAATTCTGAATTGGATATGAATTCTAATGAAATCATAAACCTAGGAAGTCCTTCTACAGCTAATTCAGCTGTACGTTTAAGTGATTTAAATAATACTATATTTGGTCCATCTGGTCCTGTCCTTTACGCAGCAGTGTTTTCAGGAGACACAGCAGGAGATAAAATAGCAGCTGCTATTGCAGCTCTTCCATCTACAGGAGGTATTGTAGATGCTAGAGGTTTGTCTTCTGGTGGGGTAATTCCAGGTTTTACTATAAGTAAAAATAATGTTCAAATATTAGGTCCTGTAGGTTCATTTAATGTAACAGGAACTATAAATATATATAATCCGACAGGTATTTCTTCTGTAAGTTGGTTGGGTTGTGGATCTTCTTCAACAGGAAAAGGAACTAACTTTACTTGGAGAGGTGACACTACGTCTCCTATGTTTAGAATACGTGGTTGTAGAGATTCTTCTTTCAAAGATTTTATAATTAATTCATCTATTAATTTTCCTTTAGCCGAAGGTATTAGATTAGAGACAGCAACTGGAACAACGTCTACTAATAGACATTTTCAAAATATAACCATGAATGGTACTAATTCAGCATCAGCTGGTCTTACTAAAGGATTTAGATGGTGTATTGGAGATGATACTTCTGATGGGGCTGGTGGTGATGTTAATAATGATTTAGATGGAATTTATGATTGTATCGTTGAAAACTTTTTTAATGCTGCTTATAGCATAGAACATTCTCAATCTAAAACCCATACATTTATTAACTCTACATTTTTAAGCGGTAAAAGAGGAGTCTCTACTACTCAAGCTACTAATTCGGCTAATAATTCAGGAAGTTTTAGGTGGTACGGAGGTGGTGGAGGTTCTTGTTCTATAGCCGACTTTGATATCGGTAATCCCGATGATGTTGTATCTATTATAGGTTCTAATACAGAAGGTTCCAGTAGATTACTATTAACTGGGGGTCCAAGTTCTGGTCTTGAACCTATAAATATTATAGGTTGTAGATGGGCTGCAAATAATATTAATGCTGATGATCGTGTTATATGGTTTAAATTTAGAGGAAATATTAATTTATTAGGAAATATATTTCAGAGCCCAGCGGCAGGGCATAGCCCAGCATTTTTTATCTCAAACGGAGGTTTAGCTTCTAGATCAACAGCTATTGGTAATATAATAACTTGGAATTCTGCAACAGCTTCTAGTAATCCATTTCTCGGAGATGGTCCTTGTTGGGAAACTGTGGGAAATATGATTGTAGATAATTCTAATAATCAGTTTGTCTTGCCTACTCTTTTCCCCAATAATGTAGTGACTAATTCAATACGTGGAACAGCAGTTACATTTGCAAATAGACCTTCTACGGCAGTTGAAGGAATGTTAGTTTCCTTTACAGATAGTACTACAGCTATATGGGGAGCAACTATAGCTGGAACAGGTTCTAATCATGTACTTGGTTATTACAACGGAACTAATTGGACAGTCGCAGCATCATGATTTATACTTTAACATTGACTGAACAAGAACTTTTAATTCTTTCTGAATCTTTAGGCAACATGCCTTTTAAGACGGTCTCAGGATTAATTGTTAAGTTACAACAGCAGGTTAATGAACAAAATAAACCTAAAATAGAAGAGAAAGAATAGTTCTTGTGGGAAGACCTAAGAAGACCGTTCTTGAGGCCCAACGTAGTGAAATCAGATTAAAGTGTGAATTAGACTTTATCTTTTTTATTAATACTATTCATCCTTTACGTTTACTAGGTTCGATTCATTTAGAAATATGTCGGTGGTTATCAGCTTCTAACGCTAATAGTTATCAGCTTCTTTTACTACCACGTGACCATATGAAGAGTGCTATTGCTGCTTATTGGGTAGCTTGGCAACTTACTAAAGATCCTACTCTCAGAGTTCTTTATATTTCTTCTACTTCATTGTTAGCTACTAAGCAGTTAAAGTTTATTAAAGATATATTTACCTCCACTAACTATCGTTTATTGTGGCCAGAAATGGTTCATATAGATGAAGCTAAACGAGAAAAATGGACAGAACGGGAGATATCAATTGATGATCCTAGACGTGCTGCTGAGTCTATTCGTGATCCTTCCATTATTACTGCTGGCCTTACCACTAATATTGTGGGGCTTCATTGTGATATTATTGTGTTCGATGATGGAGTCACTGCTTCTAATGCTTACACGGAAGAAGGTCGTGAAAAGACTCGAGAACAATATGGTTACTTATCGTCTATTCAAAGTACCCACCCACGTGTCTTAGTTGTTGGTACACGTTATCATCCTAAAGATATCTATCCTCATTTACAAGAAATGACAGTCGATGAATATAATGACTACGGTGAAATCATACATAGACGGCCTCTTTACGATGTTAAAGAATATCCCGTCGAAAGTCTCGGGGACGGTACCGGAGAATTCTTATGGCCTAGGCAGCAACGTTACGATGGAAAATGGTTCGGTTTCGACCAAAAAATATTGGCTGAAAAACGGTCGCAGTATATCAACCAAACTCACTTTAGAGCCCAATACTATAATGATCCCCATGACGTCGATTCATCTCCAATTGGAAAAGACCTCTTCCAGTACTATGAACCCGGCCATCTTAGTGTACGAGACGGTAGATGGTTCTTTAAGGGCAATAGACTTAACCTCATTGCGGCAGTCGACTTTGCATATACCACAGGGCTACGTAGTGACTATACTTCAATCGTCATTGTTGGAGTCGACGGGAAACTCAACTACTATATCTTAGAAGTTGAAAGATTCAAAACTACTAAAATATCTGAAGTCTATAAACGTCTCTTCAAGATGTACGAGAAATGGGGCTTTAGAAAGCTTATGGCAGAAACAACTGCCGGACAAAGAATGATTGTTGAGGACATACGTGACAACTATATCAGACCAGCTGGTCTCTCTCTCTCAGTCGAAGAATACTCCCCATCTAGGTTTGAAGGATCGAAGGCGGAGCGTATACTCGCAGTCCTCGAACCACGGTACCAGAATCGTCAGATCTGGCATTACGCGGGGGGCAATTGTCAGGTTTTAGAAGAAGAACTTATTCTTCAGAATCCTCCACATGATGATTGCAAAGACGCTTTAGCCTGTGCAATCAAGAATGTATTAGCACCAATGACACTTAACCAACATAAAACAGATAAACCCTTATTTACATACCACCCACGCTTTGGAGGCGTAGTATAAATGCCTATTGATCAAAACTTTGACCACCCTGCTCCTGGTCCTGATGGAACAGTCGTAACACCTAACGTACAAGACACGGATACTATGGAGTCGCCGGCTTATCGGCAAGGACGTGAAGCATTGAGAATTTCAAGACAAGTACGAAAGAATCTTAAAGAACAGCCATAAATGACTGGTTCTGTACTCTCATTAGAAAATGTAATAGGATCTGGTCAACCGACTGGATTCTTAGTACCTGATAGATTGGCTATTAGGTTAACGGAGAAATTTGTAGAATGGAACGTATTACGTCAACGGAAGGTCAACGACTGGGAAGAGATCCGTCGATACATATTCGCAACGGATACAACTCAGACGTCGAACGCTACTCTACCGTGGAAGAACAAAACAACGGTGCCAAAGTCCTGTCAAATTCGGGACAATCTTTTAGCGAACTACATCGCTACATTGTTACCCCAGCGTAAGAATATTTACTGGGAAGCTAATGAACTAGATGATCAGCAAGTTCTTAAACGTGATGCTATTATCAATTATATCGGCTGGGCTATTGATCAGCCTCACTTCATCACTGAATTAGAAAAGATTATTGCTGATTATATCGACTTTGGTAATTGTTTCGCTACTGTTCAATGGGTGGACAACCGAGCTGAACAATTACCAGGAATGATGCAAACAGGATTTATTGGTCCTGCTATTAAGAGGTTATCTCCTCTTGATGTAGTGATGAATCCTACTGCTGAATCATTTTACCATACTCCTAAGTTTGTTAGATCTATTATATCTTTAGGTGAACTAAGAGAATATTTAGAACGTCTATCAACAGATGAGACTAGAGGTGACTATGAAGTTCTTTTCGACTATCTTAAAAACCTTCGCTTCAAAGCCAGAGAATTCCAAGGAGAATGGACACAGCGTGATCGACTTTATGCTATGGATGGCTTTACTAGTTTTCGTAATTACTTGCTTTCTGACTACTGTGAAGTAATTACCTTCTATGGCGACTGGTATGATTATGTAAATGATGAATTCCAAAAGAATAGAATTATTACAGTTGTGGACAGACATAAGCTCATCGCTAACCGTCCCAACCCTTCTTTTTATAGTTACCCTCCTATATTCCATGTTCCATGGCGTCGAAAACAGGATAATCTTTGGGGTATGGGCCCTCTCGATAATCTTATCGGAATGCAGTATCGCATGGACCATGTGGAAAATCTCAAAGCGGATGTCTGGGACTTCACAGCCTTCCCAGTGCAAAAGATTAAAGGATTCGTAGATGACTTTACTTGGCAACCAGGTGAAAAGATTTACGTTACTGAAGAAGGTGATGTAGACATTGTTTCACCAGATGTTAATGCTCTCAATGCCAACCTTGAACTCGACCGTATTGAACGCCTCATGGAGGAAATGGCAGGAGCTCCGCGAGAAGCCATGGGTTTTAGAAGCCCTGGCGAAAAAACAAAATACGAAGTCCAGCGACTTGAGAATGCAGCTGCAAGATTATTTCAAAACAAAATAAAACAGTTTGAAATACAACTTGTTGAGCCTTTGCTTAACGCTATGCTTGAATTAGCTAGACGTAATCTTACTGGTGTTCAGATTATCCAGGTATTTAACGATAAACTCCAAGCGGCCACTTTTCAGGAGCTTACCGTGGAGGATATCACGGGTATTGGCCGTATTAAGCCTATTGCAGCAAGGCACTTTGCAGAACAAGCAGAACTGGTACAGAATCTCACCTCCCTCGCTGGCAGTCAACTCTGGCCAATAGTTCAACCACATTTCTCAGGAGTCAAACTCGCACAGATGTTTGAGACTTCCTTTAATATGAAAGATTATCATATCGTCACACCTAATATCGCTCTGGCTGAACAAGCAGAGATGCAACAGCTTTCTCATTCTTTGGAAGAGCAAACGCAGAAGATGATTAGTACGCCGACCGGCATGGGTGATGATTTTGATATACAACCTGGGTCTCCTGTTCCACAGATGGCCCAACAAATGCAACCGCAACCCATGACCAATGGACCAGGATAAATGCTGACTAAATGGACGCAACATCTTAAAGAAACTAAAGATCAAGAAGACTTTAAGGAAAGCATCTACAGAGCACGATCAGTCTTAGATAGACTTAGAGCGATGTGCGACGAGTTCGAAAGCGCCGTAGAACGTTCTGAACAGTCTCCTAAAGTATATGATTGTGCAAACTGGAGTCACTTACAAGCTCATTATAACGGTTTTAAACAGTGTTTATCTCAATTCAAAAGTCTCCTAGATCAAAGAGATACAGATGACCGACGACCTGTTTTTACCAAATAATGAAATTGTAATAGACCCTAATAAGAACTACCTTCCTGATTATGTCGGTGAAGGCAAGAAGTTCAAAACGCCTGAAGATCTTGCCAAAAGCAAGTATCACGCAGATACATATATCAGTCTTCTCGAAAAGCGCCTAGATCAAAAGGAAGCTGAACGACAAGAACTAAAGAAAGAATTCGAGACAAGGGCAAGACTCGAAGAGTTGATTACTCAACTTACTAATAAAAACCCAACTACTACCACTATTCCAAATACCCCGGAGAGCAAAGTAGAGTCGCAGGTTATAGCCCCAGCACTTGATTCAACCAAGATCGACGAACTAGTTTCCACTAAGATCAGCCAGTGGGATACTCATAAACGTCAGACTGCGAATGTCGCAGAAGTGCGCGGAAAGCTGACAGAACGTTTTGGAAGTAATTTTTCAGAAGTTCTAAAAGCAAAAGCAGATGAACTGGGAGTTTCTCCGACGTTCTTGAATAGCTTAGCTAAAGATCATCCTTCTGTTTTGTATAAAACCTTAGGTCTTGATCAGCAAGTTCAACCAGTAAACATGCATGCTCCTACTACCACACAGCGCTTTGCGCCTCAAGGAGAGAAGAAGCGTACTTGGTCTTACTATCAAGAAATGAAGAAGACAGACCCAGACACCTACAATAACCCACGAACTGCTCTACAGATGCAACGTGATGCCATTGAACAAGGTGATGCCTTTCAAGATGGTGATTATCACAGAGATTTCTCAAAGCCGTTCTCTCTCACATAACTTAACAACATAAAGAAATTTAACAATGGCTAGTGGTTTTACTACACTTACGAACGAACATTTGATTCGTTCCAACGTGTGGGAACGACAACTTAAAGAGCTTTTGCTTGATGATCTGAATGCGACGAAGTTTGTTCGCATGATTCCCGATTTTACGGACGGCACTACGCTGAATATTCCGTCGCTCGGTGAAGCTGAAACCGCGGACTTTGCAGAAGGTAATGCTATAAAGTATAATAAGATGGACACAGGTAATTTTACCTTTACCATTGATCAGTATATCTATAGTGCAAATTCCATCTCTGCTAAGTTTAAGCGTGATTCTTGGTACTCCCAGGAAGTCATGGCTGCTTTCGTTCCACGACAGCACCGTGCCCTCATGGAGCGTATCGAGGCTCGTATTCTCAGCCGTGGTAATGCTGGACAGACTGCTTCGAATTTGAATGCTATCAACGGTGGTAATCACCGCTTTGTTGGCTCAGGTACAAGTAACTCTATTGCTCTACAGGATTTCGCTAAGGCGCAGTTTGCACTTCAACGTGCTAACGTTCCTCTTCGTAATCTCTGTTGCGTAGTCGATCCTTCCGTTGCCTACACACTACAGACACAGACTAACCTCGTTAACCTTTTGACTCCCAACCAACGTTGGCAGCCAATTGTGAATAACAGTGCAATGACTGGCTTCCAGTTTATGTACAATATTTACGGGTTTGACGTCTATGTCTCTAACTATCTGCCACGTGGTATATCGGAAACGGTAAACAGCGTGGTGCTCACCAATGGTGTCGCTAATCAATTCTTCTCAGCTGCCGCCGGGGACATTATGCCCTTCGTCGGTTGCTTCCGTCAAATGCCTACCGTCTACTCGGAGTTCAACAAAGATCTCCAGCAAGAGGAGTATATGACGATTACCGAATACGGTTATAAGCTGTATCGTCCTGAGAATTATATTCAGATTATGACCGATACCACCATCGTCACCTAATAGGAGAACTCTATGACTGTACTTACATCTCTGACGGGTACTCAGAACTATTTCGATAACGATGGTCTCTTCCGACGTTATGGAACGGATAAAACTGTTCCTGCTACAGGCGGTGAATATAGGAATCCTAGTGAAACTCGTGAAATCGAGTTTATGCTAGATTTGACTAAACTCACTACAACTGCACAGATTATCGACGAACAAGTCTACATGCCTTTAAACGTGTGGGTTGAATCTGCCGATATTGACGTTCAGATTGCTGGCGCTACTGGTACTACCTTCTCTGTTGGACTCGTTAAGTCTTCAACACGAGATAGTGCCGATGCCACAGATGCTGCTATTATCGCAGCTGAAGTGACTGGCGTTTGGTCTGTCTTGGGCAATAAGCTTACTTATTTCCCTGGCGTTGCTAAGGCTGGTTCAGTTCTAGGCACTACTACTACAACTAGTAATGCTCCGAGCTACTTTACCGCTAAGATCACTGGTTCGACCTTTACAACGGGTCTTATCAAGGTTCGTATTCGGTATCGCTCTGGTACTGTGACTACCCAATAATATGTGGGGGGCGCAAGCCCCCTACTATTAAGGAAAATAAATGTTTGAATGGACTATTAACATTGGTTCTCTTCTAATTATGGCAACAACAGTATTTACATTAACGGGGCTATATTGGAGATTAAAGAACGATACAACTAATTTTAGAGAAGATGTAGTTGATATTAAATTAGAATTAAAATCTCTTAACAAAGTTATAGTTGATTTAGCATTACAAACACAACGTTTAGACATAATGGAAAAAACTTTATATGAACTTAGACATGGTCAAGGATTAGTTAAATGACTAAGATTGTTTTAACACAATTAGCGAATCTTCAGAATGAAAACACAGCCGTCTCTGAAGTCAACGCTAATTCTGATACAATTGTTTCTAGTTTTGATAATACTCTATCTCGTGATGGTACTACTCCTAATCAGATGATGAATAATCTGGATATGAATAGTAACCAGATTTATAATTTACCTTCTCCTGGATCAGCCACATCTCCAGCTAGATTACAAGATGTTACTACGTCTACTATAATTTCTTCTGTCCCTCCAACAGGTACCTCGGGGGCAGTCGTAGGTTTTCTTAATGGAAACAATACATACTCAGGGAATGAAATATTCTCTGGTAATAATACTTTCTCAGGTACTAACACTTTTACTAATGCTGCTCCTATTACGGTAGGAGCTAATGCTGGTAATAATGGTTTAATAAATTTTAAAGGATCTACTAGTGGAACCACAACCGTTCAAGCTACTGTTGTTGCTTCTGGTAGCCTCACTCTTCCTGCCGCTACCGATACTCTTGTTGGCAAAGCTACTACAGATACATTAACTAATAAAACTCTAGATACAGCAGGTACTGGAAATGTTATCAAATTTGGAGGCGTTACTTCTTCTACAGTCACCGGCACTGGTGCTGTTGTTCTTGCTACTAGTCCAACTCTTATTACCGCGACGTTAACTACTCCGACGTTAACTGGAGTTACTAATGGTAGTAATGCTGCTGCCGGTAATGTTCAAGAATACCAAGAAAGTGTTATTGCTTTAGGTTCAGCAACATCTTTAACTAGCGGAGCTACTTTAAACTCTAATGCTAAAAATTTAACAAGTCTTACTTTAGGAGCAGGTGATTGGGAAGTTGCTGGTAATGTAACTTTTGTTGGGACATCTTCTACAGCATTGTCTTGCACTATTACAGGATTGTCTACGACATCTGTAACATTTGATCAAACGAATGGTAGAACTAATATTGTAATTCAAAGTACTCTTAACAATACAAATACTGCTACGACAGCAAATGTTAATCAATTAATAGGACCCCTTCGATTTTCTTCGTCAGGCTCTCAAACAATTAATCTTGTTGTTCAAGGTACATTTAGTGCAAGTACCTTAAGTGCTTATGGAATACTTAGAGCAAGAAGGGTTCGTTAATGTCTTTAATTCAAAAGAATCAACAACGTTGGGATAATATGCATATTCATGCATCTCGTGTCGAGGGTTTAGCTAATGTTGCTAAAAGATTGATTAATCCTATGGCTAAAGAACGCTATCAATATATTGAAGCAACAACAGGAGTTCCCTGGTTTATTATTGCTGTTATTCATGAACGTGAAGCTTCTCAGAATTTCTCTAGGCAATTAGCTCAAGGTGATCCTCTCTCTCAAGTTTCTACTCATGTTCCAAAAGGGCGCGGACCCTTTCTTAATCATCCTAATGATCCTCCTGGT